TTACCCATTGGCGCGGCTTAAGAGCTTATTTTTGAATTCACAATGGTCACGATATAACCATCTTGCTCGACCGTGGATAACTTTGGCTTTTGGCAGGTCGCCGGACTTAATCCGGTCGTAGATGAAGGTTTTACCAAAGCCAGTATCGGCCATGATGAATTTCAAATCAACCAGTGAATCAGGTTGTAGTTCGTGTTGCATGAGTGCTATCTCCGAATAGGGAATCGAACCTGCAAATCAGGCAAGAAAAAACCGCCATCAGGCGGCTTGGTGTTCTTTCAGTTCTTCAATTCGAATATTGGTTACATTGTTTTCATATATGAATAAATAAATTAGCTTTTTTCGTTGCCTTCGCGTTCTTTATTAATTTTGACAAAATCGTTTTTACCACGCTCTCCAAATGCGTCTTTAGAGTCGTTGTATCCGCAATCGCAGCACACATAATCATCAGACCATCCACGCATTGTTTTTTCTTTTGCAATATTTCCAGAACCGCATTTTGGACAAGACATATCACTACCTCCAAAGCATGAGAGAGATGACAACGTAACATTGATTGGAGATTAACAATAGATTGCTGATGTAAAAGATATGTATAAGCTTAGCTATCAAAGGGGAGGCTCTGGTAGCGGCATCCAGTGTGACGGTTTCCACGACGCACCAGGAATTATCCACCCATCATTAGCGTCAGGATGCCCCGGGATGTAAGTCGCCCATTTCATTCGCCAGTCACCTTTCCTGTCAAACTCCCTGGCAACAAGAACGGCTGTTTTGGTATCCGGCATTCGCTCACTACAGCTTATCCAACCATCAGGAGTTACCGGAGAGTTGCCGGGTTCTTTAATGTGCAAGCGAGGCTCACCATCTTTTGGCTCAGGCCACTGGCGCTCCATGTTGATCTTCAATTTATCTTCCATAGCAACGTTAATTTCAGCATCGCTGATGCCAGCACGGCGCTGTGCATCCCACAACAGAAACTGCATATCAGCCCACTCGCTAAGATCGTCTGGTTCGGCTGCGGCTTCCAGTGCCTCTTTTGAGAGATGTTTCAGCGGACCAATGGGGCCAACGCAGCCAAATGTGGAGTCAGACCATTTGGCATGCTCGTGGCGAATCTGTTCGCGTTCCAGTGATGCCAGCGCAATTCGTGCCAGTTCTTCCGCTTCTTCTGCTGGCAGTACAACGTTGCTACCCGGTCCGTATGTTTCGCGCCACTGCTTGATTGTCAGTAGTCGATCTTTGGTTATAGCGCTCATATCACTCTCCTTTGATGCGAATGCCAGCGGCGCGCTCGGCTTCACTTTGTTCCCAAAACCACTTGTGAAGCTCCATGAGATTTTCGTCAATCGGTGCATATTTGCGATTAAAGTAGGCCTGAGCATCTTTCTCAGATTCGTCCGGTAATTCGCCAGGGCCAAACAGTGTGTTATAAATCCATGCTAGTCCGCTCTTAGCGTCGCCAGTTGCCTGCCATTCGATAATGGCAGCCTGCATGACCAGAATGTTTTTCCCGATTAACAGGTCCAGTTCTTTGTACCGGTTGCGGATGTATGCATTCTCGCTTTGTAATTTTGCGTTGCGCTTTTCTGAGGCTTCAAGTAACGCCTGCTTATCGCGTAGAGCTTCTTCCAGTTCAGCAACATGGCATTCACTATCAATAAGGTTGTTCTCTGCTGCTTCAAGCTCAACACGCAGCTTCCCAACCGTAAGCGCAATCTCCTCGTTCTCCTGGTCGCGGCGTTTGATGTATTGCTGGTTTCTTTCCTGTTCATCCAGCAGTTCCAGCACGGTAGCCGGGTTAGCCTCTGCTATGAATTCAGCGTTTGCATAAGCCTGAGCATCTGATTCAATCAGGCAGTTAACATGACATTCCGCAATCACGCCACCGGGTTCTCCTTTCCTTTTTTGACAAACAAAAACTCCTGTTAAATTGCCGTGTTGGTTAACAGATGTATGCCCTACGATGTAGCTTCCTTTAGTTGCTTTCTCTGCCTTTTCACGCAGTGCCTGATAATTAATTTCGCTCACTTCGAACCTCTCTGTTTACTGATAAGTTCCAGATCCTCCTGGCAACTTGCACAAGTCCGACAACCCTGAACAGCCAGGCGTCTTCGCTCATCTATCGGATCGCCACACTCACAACAATGAGTGGCAGATATAGCCTGGTGGTTCAGGCGGCGCATTTTTATTGCTGTGTTGCGCTGTAATTCTTCAATTTCTGATGCTGAATCAATGATGTCTGCCATCTTTCATTAATCCCTGAATTGTTGGTTAATACGCTTGAGGGTGAATGCGAATAATAAAAAAGGAGCCTGTAGCTCCATGATGATTTTGTTTTTCATGCTCACCGTTCCTTAAAGACGCCGTTTAACATGCCGATCGCCAGGCTTAAATGAGTCGGTGTGAATCCCATCAGCGTTACCGTTTCGCGGTGCTTCTTCAGTACGCTACGGCAAATGTCATCGACGTTTTTATCCGGAAACTGCTGTCTGGCTTTTTTGATTTCAGAATTAGCCTGACGGGCAATACTGCGAAGGGCGTTTTCTTGCTGAGGTGTCATTGAACAAGTCCCATGTCGGCAAGCATAAGCACACAGAATATGAAGCCCGCTGCCAGAAAAATGCATTCAGTGGTTGTCATACCAGGTCTCTCTCATCTGCTTCTGCTTTCGCCACCATCATTTCCAGCTTTTGCGAAAGGGATGTGGCTAACGTATGAAATTCTTCGTCTGTTTCTACTGGTATTGGCACAAACCTGACTCCAATTTGAGCAAGGCTATGTGCCATCTCAATGCTCGTTCTTAACTCAACAGGAGATGCTTTGTGCATACAGCCCCTCGTTTATTATTTATCTCCTCAGCCAGCCGCTGGGCTTTCAGTGGATTTTGGATAACAGAAAGGCCGGGAAATACCCAGCCTCGCTTTGTAACGGAGTAGACGAAAGTGATCGCACCTACCCGGATATTATCGTGAGGATGCTTCATCGCCATTGCTCCCCAAATACAAAACCAATTTCAGCCAGTGCCTCGTCCATTTTTTCGATGAACTCCGGCACCATCTCGTCAAAACCCGCCATGTACTTTTCATCCCGCTCAACCACGACATAATGCAGGCCTTCACGCTTCATACGCGGGTCATAGTTGGCAAAGTACCAGGCATCTTTTCGTGTCACCCACATGCTGTACTGCACCTGGGCCAGGTAAGCCGATTTTATGGCCTCGAAACCACCGAGCCGGAATTTCATGAAATCCCGGGAGGTAAACGGGCATTTCAGTTCAAGGCCGTTGCCGTCACTGCATAAACCATCGGGAGAGCAGGCGGTGCGCATACTTTCGTCGCGATAGATGATCGGGGATTCAGTAACATTAACGCCGGAAGTGAACTCAAAGAGGGTTCTGGCGTCGTTCTCGTACTGTTTTCCCCAGGCCAGCGCCTTAGCATTAACTTCCGGAGCCACACCGGTGCAAACCTCAGCCAGCAGGGTGTGGAAGTAGGACATTTTCATGTCAGGCCACTTCTTTCCTGAGCGGGGCTTTGCTATCACGTTGTGAACTTCTGAAGCGGTGATGACGCCGAGCCGTAATTTGTGCCATGCATCATCCCCCTGTTCGACAGCTCTCACGTCGATCCCGGTACGCTGCAGGATAATGTCCGGTGTCATGCTGCCACCTTCTACTCAGTGGCTTTCTGTTTCAGGAATCCAAGAGCTTTCACTGCTTCGGCCTGTGTCAGTTCTGACGATGCGCGAATGTCGCGGCGAAATATCTGGGAACAGAGCGGCAATAAGTCGTCATCCCATGTTTTATCCAGGGCGATTAGCAGAGTGTTAATCTCCTGCATGGTTTCATCGTTAACCGGAGTGATGTCGCGTTCCGGCTGGCGTTCTGCAGTGTATGCAGTATTTTCGACAATGCGCTCGGCTTCATCCTTGTCATAGATACCAGCAAATCCGAAGGCCAGACGGGCACACTGAATCATGGCTTTATGCCGTAACATCCGTTTAGGATGCGACTGCCACGGCCCCGTGATTTCTCTGCCTTCGCGGGTTTTGAATGGTTCGCGGCGGCATTCATCCATCCATTCGGTAACGCAGATCGGATGATTACGGTCCTTGCGGTAAATCCGGCATGTACAGGATTCATTGTCCTGCTCAAAGTCCATGCCATCAAAATGCTGGTTTTCATTGATGATGCGGGACCAGCCATCAACGCCCACCACCGGAACGATGCCGTTCTGCTTATCAGGGAAGGCGTAAATTTCTTTCGTCCACGGATTAAGGCCGTACTGGTTGGCGACGATCAACAATGCGATGAACTGCGCATCGCTGGCATCGCCTTTAAATGCCGTCTGGCGAAGAGTGGTGATCAGTTCCTGTGGGTCGACAGAATCCATGCCGACACGTTCAGCCAGCTTCCCTGCCAGCGTTGCGAGTGCTGTACTCATCCGTTTTATACCTCTGAATCAATATCAACCTGATGGTGAGCAATGGTTTCAACCATGTACCGGATGTGTTCTGCCATGCGCTCCTGAAACTCAACATCGTCATCAAACGCACGGATAATGGCTTTTTTGCTGGCCCCGTGGCGTTGCAAATGATCGATGCATAGCGATTCAAACAGGTGCTGGGGCAGGCCTTTTTCCATGTCGTCTGCCAGTTCTGCCTCTTTCTCTTCACGGGCGATCTGCTGGTAGTTACGCGCCCAGCTCTGAGCCTCAAGACGATCCTGAATGTAATAAGCGTTCATGGCTGAACTCCTGAAATAGCTGTGAAAATATCGCCCGCGAAATGCCGGGCTGATTAGGAAAACAGGAAAGGGGGTTAGTGAATGCTTTTGCTTGATCTCAGTTTCAGCATTAATATCCATTTTTTATAAGCGTTGACGGCTTCACGAAACATCTTTTCATCGCCAATAAAAGTGGCGATAGTGAATTTAGTCTGGATAGCCATAAGTGTTTGATCCATTTTTTGGGACTCCTGGCTGATTAAGTATGTCGATAAGGCGTTTCCATCCGTCACGTAATTTACGGGTGATTCGTTCAAGTAAAGATTCGGAAGGGCAGCCAGCAACAGGCCACCCTGCAATGGCATATTGCATGGTGTGCTCCTTATTTATACATAACGAAAAACGCCTCGAGTGAAGCGTTATTAGTATGCGGTAACGCAGCGCTCAGGCGGCTTTGATAGTCATATCATCTGAATCAAATATTCCTGATGTATCGATATCGGTAATTCTTATTCCTTCGCTACCATCCATTGGAGGCCATCCTTCCTGACCATTTCCATCATTCCAGTCGAACTCACACACAACACCATATGCATTTAAGTCGCTTGAAATTGCTATAAGCAGAGCATGTTGCGCCAGCATGATTAATACAGCATTTAATACAGAGCCGTGTTTATTGAGTCGGTATTCAGAGTCTGACCAGAAATTATTAATCTGGTGAAGTTTTTCCTCTGTCATTACGTCATGGTCGATTTCAATTTCTATTGATGCTTTCCAGTCGTAATCAATGATGTATTTTTTGATGTTTGACATCTATTCATATCCTCATAGATAAAAAATCGCCCTCACATTGGAGGGCAAAGAAGATTTCCAATAATCAGAACAAGTCGGCTCCTGTTTAGTTACGAGCAACATTGCTCACATAGCAGACTCGTAAATCTGCTATAGGCGCTTATTCGCATCGCATGACAACATCAAATTTTTCGAGATTACTTTGTCGCAACAATCCTTCTTCTACGCGGTCAGCTTTTCTATAATTATCAAATTCGAAATGTTTAATTACTTCTTTCGTTTCTCGCTCTATAACTTCAACGATGTATTTCTTATTCATTACTCATCACCTATGGCTTTTCTGATTGCTGCGAGACCTTTATTAACAGCTCCATACCATTCTGGATATGTTGTCGTTGTTCTATTTTTGGTTTGCTTAAGTAATAACTGAAGTGCTTCGAGAAGGTCAGGTGCTGCCGCTATTAGATTGGCATCTTCAATGCATTGAACTTCCTCACAGATTGCAATATACGAACGCCAGCCTGTGCCATTTTCAAGAGAGTCTGCCTGGATGATTTTAATCTCATCGCCATCCATCATTATTTCCCATTTACCTTCAGTACCTTTAAATTCCATGTTAGCCTCTGTTATTTATGCCAAAAATAAAGGCCGACTATGCGGCCTAGTAGAATACCCAATTTTCTGTTTCTTGGTTGTGTCCAAAGTTATATTCAATATCTGGTGTTGATGTATCAATATTTTTCATCCCATCAACAAGAGTTGATACAACAGCCAAATCTTGTTTTATTCTCATTAAATGGTATTTCTTCCGGCGCAATAAACTTTCAATAGCAAGTTTCTTCGTTGGGAATGCAAAAGATCTTTCTGCATTTTTTGCTACTTTCTTAATTGCATATCTATTTCTCCTTTGTTTCCATTCCTGTAACCACTGATTTGGTGCTGGTTTAAAATTAACAATCCAATGCGCAGGAACCAACCATGCATAATGCTCTGTCTGATGAAAAGCTATATATTGAAGTGCGAATATTTTTATCCCATCTTCTTCAACTGTCGCCTGGAATCTCCAGAAAACAGGCATTCCATCATGTTCAGTTTCTGATTCAGGAAAAGGTACGCTCCATGATTTTGTCATATCTCACCTCAAATAAGTGGTTTGCTGCCTAATTTCATTTTCTGGCGACCAACACAAGTCACCTCGCCGTCAGTTGTTTTGATTTCCGGTAGCCTGCCGCGTAAATGGCTACGTTTGGAAGACATACACCAGTTTCTGGTTGCTTATGTCCAAACTCATTCGCGTACACAATGGCCGCTCGCTCCAGATTGCGTCTGTATTCTTTCTGTTGCCAGATCACGTCCTGTGCCATGAACTTAATTGGCTTAGCGTCTTCTATGCGCTCAGGCGTTTCGTGAGTACCTTTAGCCTGAATCTGCGCTCTGCTTAGAGTAGGGCGGTGTAATACTTCTGAACTTATTGCTTCTTCGCGGGCCAGTACGCCGTTAGCTAATGCCTTTGCCTTTAAACGCTCACGACGACGAGAACGTGAATTGCCTTTGAACTGAGTTCTGCGTGTCATATAGACCTCCTGATGAACTTTGGTGGTGTGGTAGGTGGGAGACCCATTTCGACCTGTTTCGGCCTACTTCAATTCGGCAATAGTCCCGCAGGCCTCGCCGCTTTACGTGCGACATATTCCCGTCCATGAACCATTCACCACACCCCAAAGTTCACTTTGGTTATTGCGCTTTGTCAGCGCCGTAGATTCATATTCGAATCGTTGTATATTCACCGCCCTGGTGAGTAATGCGTCCTGCTGATGACGATAATAATGAACCAATAGTTCGACATTATCAAGAACTATTGGTACGAATTTTGGTGATTTATTAACTCTACGAAGTATGATTCTGATATATAAGGAAATTTATTTTTGAAAATGTGGCTGATGAAGGTTATGCGGCAGGGATCATAACTGCATGGTTTAGCGAGTTACATCAATAAATACAATTGGTTATGTTTTTTAGGTGGGCGAACGTGAGGCAAAGAAAACCCGGCGCGGAAGCCGGGTTAATGCGTTAATGCTGGGGCGTGATTTTTTTGTTGTCTGTTGGCTGGGTATTTTGTGGCGGCGCTTGCAAAGTGGAAGGCTGTTGCAAAGGTGCGTGGTCTGACTTTAAAGCTGATACCAGCCCGGGAATCGCAACTATTACAGCGATAATGACACTAAAAATGGCTAATCGTATAGAAATACCCGACTGAACACCACTAATTGCGGTATTAACCCCTGTTATTTGTCCTTGAATTCCTTCGAATCTCCCATTAATTGCTTTTATATCGCCAGCAGCGCTATCCATCTTTCCATCGATCTTGGACGATAGAGAGCTTATGGCTGCATTAAGTGATGCAAATTGGACATTAACGCTTTCACGAGATAGAGCCATGTCAGCCCTAATGGAGGAAGCAATAGACTCCATCTCTGCTTTATTAGCAGCTAAGCGAGCATCAAGTTCCTCTCTGCTGATCGTTCCCACTTCTTCCTCCGTTTGTGGCGGTTTTATGTAATTATTTTGCACCTTGGTGGGAGAATTATCAAATTCAGCCTCAAAATCAGAACCGCCAACAACCTTCAACCTCCGGCTTTCAGATATGTTGGTGTCTTGCTTTCCATGATTATTTAAATTACTGTCGTCACTCATAATAGCTCTACGGTGAAAAATGATTCATTTTTATGAAGTTCATTTTTAGGGTCTTCATTATCTTGCAATATCCCTATAACACTATACAGCCCTTTAGCTGGGACCCTAATTTCTTTCAATGTTACTATTACCTGTCCGCCAACCCCTGTTTCAAAATGGCTATCTTTCGTATCGATGAAAAGTGAAACTGATTCCGAAGAGCCGTCAGGGAATTGAATTTCCTCACCTTTTTTTATAATTAGGTGCGCGGGGATTACCATAATACCCAAATTATATCTTGAATTTGGTTTCAACCCGATCATACCAACCCTGAAATCAATTGATAGCCGCGCAGGAAATTCATTGCATGTAAAATTAAGCGTCGGTTGGTTGGGTTCTTCGCTGCTATCAAATGGGGTTATAAAAGATATTCTTTCTAAATTAAGTGCCATAAATTCTCCTGCATCGCTGTATGCTCTACGAGCATCTCTGCGACCATCCATCATCCAAACGTCTCTTCACTCATCCGAAGAAGCAGCAATCCGGGTCAGCACGCACAAGCTCAAGCGCATCAGTCAGCGAAAGTTCAGTACTGTACTGATGCCATTTCATATCCTTCCGCATCCAATAGATTTTCCATCTATCCAGAGAACGTATGTACTTGATTCTTGCTGATGGCAGGATGTTTGTTTCACCTGGGTTGCCCTGCCACACGGGGCGCTGTTCGCCGATATCTATCGTTTGGTCATTGATGCTATAAACAATATCCAGTTCATTGCGGATATGTTCAGGCGGCCTTATGCTTTCAATGAATTGGTGAACTTCTTTTTTGACCGCTTGATATTCAAGGTCAGTGAACGCCATCTATCCTCCTCACCCAAACGTTTCTTCTGGCCACTGGTTACCAGCTATGTGACGATGAAGTCACGAACTTTTCAGCCACTCCCTTGCCTCGATGTCATCCAGATGGCGAGATTGCTTCAGAATACCAGCTACATACTCCACCTTTGCTACTTGATGATAAGGCAACGTTATAGGCCTGTGATCCTGGTTAATGCTTGTAAATTGGTATTCTCCATCTCTGTCATAGCCAAGAACCTTAATCATGTTGTGTCCTTCAACGGTTCTGACAAACACCTCATCACCCGGGAATACTTTGGTGTTAGGCTCAATGAGTACATATTCTCCTGATTTTATTCTGGGCCACATGCTGTCTCCTTTCACACGAAGACCAAAGGCATCTGGATCATCGCTATAAATTTTGAGCCACCCATCGCGCTCTTCGGTCATCTCGATGGCACCATCAACACCAAGAATTGCCTCACCAACCACGCGCACTAACCCTTTTTTTAATTTGCCAACAAATGAAAGAGTAGCTTCATCATTCGCTCCATTTAACGAAGTGCCGTGCTGAAGCCAAACAACATCAACGTTTAGAAATTTCGCAAGCGCATTCATTTTTTCCTGACGCGGTAAAGACTCAGCATTAAACCATTTGCTAACGCCTTTGGACGAAAGAGAAAGGGCACGGGCTATAGCCATTCCCCTACCATGTTCATCAAGACCAGCTTCTTTACAGGCTTGCGCTAGCCGCTGGGCGAATTCTTTGCGCACTTTTTCATTCTGAACCATGAGTACGATACTAAAGCACTTGCAAAAACTTTCAGTTCAACCATAATACGTACTGAAAGTACGAAAAAGGATATTCCTATGCAAAATCTTGATGAGCCGATTAAAGGTGTCGGCATCCCTGAAGTTGCGAAGGCTTGTGGAGTTAGCGAAAGGGCTGTCTATAAGTGGCTCAAAAACGGCTTCCTCCCTAAGACTGAGTTTTTTGGGAAAACTAAATACGCATCAAAAATCGAAGAGATTTCTGGTGGCAAATATCAAGCAAGCGAAATGCTTGAAATAAGCAAAAAGAACCTTCTGGCTGCATAAGTAACACCGCTCTTTTCACAATGGACATTCGTCCTACGTCGCTGACAAAGCGAGTCCCAATATATCTGACCAACTAAGGCCATATGCGTTTCCACGCATACCTTTCAACTAGCTATTCACTATTGGAAATCTTAAGAAATGGAACAAACAAGTTACAGCAAGCTAACACAGCGAGAAATTGATCGCGCAGAAACAGATTTACTCATCAACCTGTCAACGCTTACCCAGCGCGGTCTGGCAAAGATGATTGGCTGTCATGAATCGAAGATAAGCAGAACGGACTGGAGATTTATTGCTTCGGTCTTGTGTGCTTTCGGAATGGCATCAGACATCAGTCCGATTAGCAGGGCTTTTAAGTATGCGCTTGATGAAATCACAAAGAAAAAATCCCCGGTGGCCGCCGGGGACTCTAAGCAAATTGATATGCAATTCTGAGGGAATTACTGGATCAATCTACAGGAGTCATTATGACAAATACAGCAAAAATACTCAACTTCGGCAGAGGTAACTTTGCCGAACAGGAGCGTAATGTGGCAGATCTCGATGATGGTTACGCCAGACTATCAAATATGCTGATTGAGGCTTATTCAGGCGCAGATCTGACCAAGCGACAGTTTAAAGTGCTGCTTGCCATTCTGCGTAAAACCTATGGGTGGAATAAACCAATGGACAGAATCACCGATTCTCAACTTAGCGAGATTACAAAGTTACCTGTCAAACGGTGCAATGAAGCCAAGTTAGAACTCGTCAGAATGAATATTATCAAGCAGCAAGGCGGCATGTTTGGACCAAATAAAAACATCTCAGAATGGTGCATCCCTCAAAACGAGGGAAGTTCCCCTAAAATGAGGGACATCCCTCAAAACGAGGGAAAATCCCCTAAAACGAGGGATAAAACATCCCTCAAATTAGGGGATTGCTATCCCTCAAAACAGGGGGACACAAAAGACACTATTACAAAAGAAAAAAGAAAAGATTATTCGTCCGAGAATTCTGGCGAATCCTCTGACCAGCCAGAAAACGATCTTTCTGTGGTTAAACCGGATGCTGCAATTCAGAGCGGCAGCAAGTGGGGAACAGCAGAAGACCTGACCGCCGCAGAGTGGATGTTTGACATGGTGAAGACCATCGCACCATCAGCCAGAAAACCGAATTTTGCAGGGTGGGCTAACGATATCCGCCTGATGCGTGAACGTGACGGACGTAACCACCGCGACATGTGCGTGCTGTTCCGCTGGGCATGCCAGGACAACTTCTGGTCCGGTAACGTGCTAAGTCCGGCCAAACTCCGCGACAAGTGGACCCAACTCGAAATCAACCGTAACAAGCAACAGGCTGGCGTGACAGCTGGAAAACCAAAACTCGACCTGACAAACACTGACTGGATTTACGGGGTGGATTTATGAAAAACATCGCCGCACAGATGGTTAACTTTGACCGTGAGCAGATGCGTCGGATCACCAACAACATGCCGGAACAGTACGACGAAAAGCCGCAGGTACAACAGGTAGCGCAGATCATCAACGGTGTGTTCAGCCAGTTACTGGCAACTTTCCCGGCGAGTCTGGCTAACCGGGACCAGAACGAACTGAATGAAATCCGCCGCCAGTGGGTTCTGGCTTTCCGGGAAAACGGGATCACCTCGATGGAACAGGTTAACGCAGGAATGCGCGTAGCCCGTCGGCAGAATCGACCATTTCTTCCATCACCCGGGCAGTTTGTTGCATGGTGCCGGGAAGAAGCATCCGTTATCGCCGGACTGCCAAACGTCAGCGAGCTGGTTGATATGGTTTACGAGTATTGCCGGAAGCGAGGCCTGTATCCGGATGCAGAGTCTTATCCGTGGAAATCGAACGCGCACTACTGGCTGGTTACCAACCTGTACCAGAACATGCGGGCCAATGCGCTGACTGACGCGGAATTACGACGCAAGGCTGCCGATGAACTGACCTGTATGACAGCGCGAATTAACCGTGGTGAGACGATACCTGAACCAGTAAAACAACTTCCTGTCATGGGCGGCAGACCTCTAAATCGTGTTCAGGCGCTGGCGAAGATCGCAGAAATTAAAGCTAAGTTCGGACTGAAAGGAGCAAGTGTATGACGGGCAAAGAGGCAATTATTCATTACCTGGGGACGCATAATAGCTTCTGTGCGCCGGACGTTGCCGCGCTAACAGGCGCAACAGTAACCAGCATAAATCAGGCCGCAGCTAAAATGGCACGGGCAGGTCTTCTGGTTATCGAAGGTAAGGTCTGGCGAACGGTGTATTACCGGTTTGCTACCAGGGAAGAACGGGAAGGAAAGGTGAGCACGAACCTGATTTTTAAGGAGTGTCGCCAGAGTGCCGCGATGAAACGGGTATTGGCGGTATATGGAGTTAAAAGATGACCATCTACATCACTGAGCTAATGACAGGCCTGCTGGTAATCGCAGGCCTTTTTATTTGGGGGAGAGGGAAGTGAACGATAGCTACCGACAGTTTGAAAACTGGTGGTCAAAAGACAAAAGCCAGTTCACGGGAGACGATGAATTAAAAGAGTTTGCCTGGGTGATATGGCAGGCATCGCGCTCTGCTATTGAACTGGATATCGACTGGCCCGAATCGAATGACGACCTTTGGAAAGATGGTGAAGAAGGTGCTTATGCGATGGGTTATGAGGATGGGCGTGACAAAACGGTAATTGCAGTAATGAAAGCCATCAGGGCCGCAGGAATCAAAGAAAAGAATTTCGATTAAGCAAATATCACTTCAATAAATCGCTTTTAAGGCATCACAATCGCTCTGTGGCGAGGTAAGCACGTGCAAGGCATGCCGATAAGCAGCGAGAATGAAAAATGCGTCAGAATGCGTTTGAGGAGGTTTTAAGAAATGAGTACGATAGCTGAGCTTGTCAGGGCTAATTTTCGTGAAGAGTTGGTGCGTTGGTATCGGTATCGTTCATCGTCC